ACCTACATCCTTCGGATTTATTTCCATAAGGTCGAGCAGTGCATCCGGATCACGAGCGAAGACACCGGAACCGGAAGCTCTGTCTATTGCCGACTTGTGTCCCTGAGCACCTTTTGAATGATGGTGGCAGTAAATGAGCGAACATTCCAGCTCACTGCATATCCTGTCGAACTGGTTGCAGAACTTAGCCATATCAGAGGCATTGTTCTCGTCACCGGTAATGACTTTGTACAACGGATCCAGAATGATGGCGATGTAGTCTCTTTTGACAGCTCTGTGTATCAGCCTCGGAGCCAGCACGTCCATCGGAACAGCCTTGCCCCTCAGGTTCCATATGTCGATGTTCGAAGCACATAAGCATTCCATCTCGTTCAGCTTGTAGATATCAGCAAAACGATGGATACAGGTTGCCTTGTCAATCTCCATATTAATGTACAAAACCTTGCCCTGCATACACTGGAGCCCTAAAAACGGCCTGCCTTCTGCGATGCAGATAGCAAGATTCATCAGCATGAACGACTTGCCTGCCTTGGAAGGACCGGCAAGGAGAAGCTTGTGGCCTTTCCTCAATACTCCGCTTATCAGCTCAGGAGCCAGAGGCGGAGGATTCTTGATCATGTCGTCAAGGTTATCCATCAGAGGCAGGTCGTCAGACTTATCATTCAGCCAGTCAACCCACGCAAGATAATCTGACGCACCGATGTTCGTAGCTATCAGAGCCTGCCTTTTGGTGCCGTGACGGACAACTCCGGGCATACGTGACAGCCTTGAAGGGTTCTTGTTCTGCTTGTCGATAACGATGCCGTTCTTTTCGCAGACTTCGTACAGATAATCTACCCTTTTTCTGTACTCTTCCTTGTCAAAGGCATCTATCCTGACGATAGCATGAAGTGATTTTCCTGCACTGGACACAAGAGCTGCTATCGGCAGGTTCAGTTCCTTGTAGAGTCCGTACTGTTCGTCAACACTCATGCTGTCGGATTCTACCAGGGCGAATCTGAACGAGCTGACATTATCGTTCTTGATGCCGCCGCCATCCAGAGGATTGAAACGGATCCATGCACCTCCGGCATGATCATATTTTTCCAGTGCATCCTCGATAGTATCGTTCTTTTTGAGCATATCTATGAGCTGCCCGGCAGTAAAAGTGTACTTTCCGGATGATGCAGGCTTATATTTCTTGTCATCATCCATCCGGGACTGCATTACGAACCCGACACACTCATCATGTTTGAATAAAGTCTCGAGATAAGTTATCAGCTCCTGCTTGTCCTCGCCCTTGGCCTCGTCGATCTTGACGGCCTCAACCCATGCCTTGTCTTTTATGATCACGGACGGATCATTTCCGTCATAGGATATCTCATCGTCCCAGTCGAACACCTTCTGGCTGTCGGCAGGAGTCCATCCGAAACTCTTGGCGAGCTCGAATATTGTTCCGCCGGTAACTATCTCGGAGCTGGAGCCGAATGTTTTCCATTTTCTCTGACATTCGCCCTGCTTGTATCTGGAATCCGCACGGCTCCATTCGTCCCATACTTCCAGAGGATAACCTTCGGCATGGAGAGCCATGCCGACTTTTACCCACTCTGAATAATCAACACTCGCACACGGTATATGTTCGAGCAGAGGTTTCAGATCATACTGCTGCATATTCGTCACCTTTTAATCCTTTCGGAATGTACGTACACGGATCTATCCATCCCGGAAGTCTCCAGTTATTCTTTGACAGAAGTCCCATTATGGCAGAGGCATCGTCCTTGCTCCACAGATTGACATTCTGGAAGCCCCATTTTCTGAGCATCTGCATCTGCTTGACAGTCGCAAGTTTCGCATTCGCCCTGGTAAAGCACTTGTCAAGGAGCTTCGATGCAAGCCCTTTGAACTCGATCTTCTCCGTGGCTATGCCGAACTTCTCCAGGGCCGAAATCTGCTTGTCGGAAGGCGGAGCCATCTCCCAGGCAAATGTCGGAACGTAGTCTGTCAAATCCTCGTCCATTATCGACAGCTCAAATTCAAGAGGATCTATCAGCCTTGTCCTTGCCTTAGCCTTTCGTTCTTCTTCCTCGAGCTGCTTTCGGAGGGCTTCACGCCTCTGAGCCTGCACATCCTGGATGGCATCCATCAGATCATATTCGTCATCTTTTATCTCCGCAGATACGGACTGGTCCTTCGTTGCTATGTCCGCAGGCTTTACGAGTTTGTGCTTTCCGGTCATCCACAAAAAGTCTAATAATAACAGATGCTCTTTGCCCGGAGCGAGCCTTGTGCCACGACCTACCATCTGAGAATATAAACTTCTTATCTTGGTAGGCCTGAGCACCACGATAGTGTCAACGATGGGACAGTCCCAGCCTTCCGTGAGGAGCATAGCGTTGCAGATAACGTCATACTTGCCAGCCTCGAAGTCCTTCAGGACTTCCTCTCTGTCAGTAGAATTTCCGTTCACTTCGCAGGCTCTCAGTCCTTTGCTGTTCAAAATATCCCTGAACTGCTGAGCGATAGATACGAGCGGAAGAAACACGACTGTATGCCTTCCCTTGCATTCAAGAGTCATTCTTTCTGCGATTTTTTCAAGGTATGGTTTCAGAACGTCTCCGAGATCAGATGCGGAATAATCGCCTGCCTGTATGTGTACGCCTGTCAGATCTATACCGAGCGGAATAGTCTTCACTCTGATAGGACAGAGGTATCCGTCCTTTATCGCCTCAGGAAGCGTGTATTCATACGCAAGACTTTCATAGTATTCGCCCAGGGCTCTCATATCGCCTCTGTCGGGAGTAGCAGTAACGCCCAGTACCTTCGCCTCGTCAAAATGTTCCAGTACCCTCTTGTATGTATCAGCGAGAGAGTGGTGCGCTTCATCGACTATGATGGTCCTGAAATGGTCCTTGCCAAATCGTGCAAGCCTTTTTTCTGTTCCGAGAGTCTGCACGGAGCCGACTGTAATACGCTCATCGGATGTTAGGCAGCTCCTTTCCGCCTTTTCGACGCTGCACCGCATACCGCATGAACGCATTATCTTGTCTGCTGCCTGAGTCAGAAGCTCCTCACGATGGGCGAGCACAAGGACATTGCCCTGCGCCGCCCGGTTCCTTGCCACATCTGCAAAAACGATAGTCTTGCCGCATCCAGTAGGAAGAACGAGGAGAGTCTTGTCGTGTTCCGTCCATTCCTTGAAGATCGCTTTTTCAGCTTCCTTCTGGTATGGTCTCAGCTCCATGTATCATCACCTGCCGGTTTCGTAGGTACATAATCGTAGTACTTGCTGACATTGTTGAAAATTGCGTTATTGTTCTTCGTTCCGGGAGACTTTATGATGTGGCAGCGTCCGGTCTTACCGATGGCTCCCTGCCAGTCCATTCTCAGCTTTTCGCCATGCTTTTTCATTCCGATGGCACGGAAGAACGCCGATATTTTCCACTCCATAGCTCCGCAGAGTGCAAAATTCTCTGTGATGGTTGCATCGCCTACCTTTAATGTGATGATGGCCTTAGGACACTGCGGCAGCTTCTCTGTCTTGTCCTGCAAGCCTCTCTCAAAATTAGCAACAGTGAAATCGTAGTCACCCTCCTCCAGAGTGACAAACTGGTCGTCTTTCTCGATCTCGTCGTCCCAGTTAAAAACCTTAGCATTCTCATCCATAATTATTTAGCTCCTTTCTTATTCTCTTTGGGATAGTGGTTCAAGAACGGTGCGTCCTTGTAGTTTTTTTCGATGTACTTGCTGAAGCCTTCGAACTTTGCAATCAGGAACTCTCTGATGAAATCTTCCGGATAATCTTTCAGCTCCGTTCCGGCGGGCTGAAGGTCTTTATTGACGACTGCTGCCACAACTTCGTCCTCTGTTATCCTTGCCTTTTCCATCAGCGCAAGAAGATCCTCGTATGCAGTGGTAGGCTTCAACTCTACCGGATCATCAGCCTTAGGAATGAACGCTTCTTCCTGAGGAGTCAGTTTAGGTTCTTCCTTAGGAGCCTCCTTCGGTGTTTCCTTCTTCTTTGTTTCATTCTTAGGACTTCCTTCGATGACCTTCTTGATAGCGTTGTAGTCAAAGTCCATTTTATCGGGCAGGCCGAATCTGTTCTTTGCATCCCAGCACGGGTGATGAGTGGCATACATAACCCTCTGACCGCCCTGAGCCTTCTTTGACTTGGTTTTTTCGTCCTGGATGACAAGAGTCTGATAATTTGCGAAGAGGAGCATATCCGCCCATTCCTTCACCATCGGAGCCGCCTTCTTCGACAGCTTCATTTCCCATCTGTCATATGCGCCCATTTCGTCCGGCTGTTCAAACTTGCGCATCTGAGCGTGTGCAGTGAGCACAGCGTTCACGCCCTTCTTTGTGCATTCTTCCAGCTTGTCAAGAAGCCTCTTGAACTCTTCCTGAACGTAAACATAGCCTTTGCCATAGCCGATGTCCTCGATACCGTTCACTGCTTTCGCACGACACACTTCCTTGATGCAAAGCATTTCAGCCCAGTCAGCAGTATCAACTATGATAGTCTTGTAGCCTTCCCTGACTGCCTCATCAATCTGGCTGAACACATCTGCCCACGTTTCAGTGCTTTCGAATCTCTCAACGTCCATGTACTTTGTCGAACCTTCGGTATCTATAAATACCGGATTCGGGAACTTGCTCGCAAACGTGGACTTGCCTATGCCTTCAGGTCCGTAGATAACGACCTTCTTAGGCTGGTTTGTGATTCCTTTGATAATTGCCATAACATCCCTCCTATCTTGCTAATAACATCTCAATGAGCTCTTCCTTTGACTTGCTCATATAAAGATCCTTTTCGGCAGTCTCTAACTTCTCATTGATGCATTCCTCAATAAATCTCGTTCTGTTCAATCCGGTCTCTCTACAATATCTTGCAAGCCTCTCATTGGTACACTTGCTAATATGTGCTGATAAACTTCCATCCTTAGAAATAGAGTTTTTGAAACCATACTTTCTTGTACTGTTTTCAATTTTTGTTCTTGCAGGCATAGGCTTTCTCCTTTCACTTAATATCAAAACTGCCAGGAACATCTTCAATGGCAATCAGCTCTTCAGGGAGTATCTCGCCAGTCTGAAAATTAACTGCTTTGCCGTCAGCAATTTCACATTCTTTCT